CTAATAAAGTGTCTATTACAGCCGCTTCTGCTTGCGTCAATTCATCAAAGTTTTTACCAAATCTTGCTTTGGAAACTCTATCGGCTTCAGGGCCATAACTAGTTTTAGTGGGTTTTTCTGTTTTTTCAAATAACATCAAATCTTCAGGCTTGCCCGTTCTTTGGAATTCTGCAAGACTTTCAGGTGTATATTTGCCTGTTCTTAGTAATTGTTGAAATGGATCAGCAGCAGCCTTTTCACGCAAACGCTGTTGAGCCAAAGCCATTTCGGTTTGTGCTTTACGAGCGTATTCAGCCAATGCAAAAGCTCCTTGTTGGTCACCAGCTTGTGCCAACATCTGAGCACCTTTTAAGATCGACTCAGGATTAGTCTGGTCTATCTGTTGAGCAATAGAATTTCTAGCACTAATTAGCTTTAGTTGTGGGTCTTCTATTCCAAAAGCACCGCCAATAGCACCACCCAAACCTTTAGCACCAGCATAGGTCATTGCCGCACCCCTAGAGGCGGGGTCTAGTTGAGCAAGTTCAACACCCTCACGCAAAGCACTTCTGCGTTGTTGCTCACCATACATTTCAGGGGTCAGCCCGAACAGACCCGCTACGATATTTTCTGCCATGATGATTCCTTACAAGAATAAACCGAGGTCTTGATTGCCGTAATAGTTACCAGCTCCAAATGTTGTTGCTGGTGCGCTCATAGCCGTAACGGGCGGTACACCACTAAACATTCCACCTACATATTGTCCAAAGGCAGGATTAGCCGCCAAACCACTTATTGCAGATGCGTATGGATTGTTAGTAGCGGCTTTTCCTGTTGCCAACTCTACACTTGCACCTGCACCTCTTAGTCCTAATTGACCAACATTAAAGCCCGATTGAGCCGCTGTTTGACCAAGATTAGCACCCATTTGCAAGGGTTGTTGTGCCGCTGTCTCTAAGCCTTGTACTTGTCCCAAAGCAGTCGTATAAGGAGCGTAAGAGGCTTGTTGACCGCCATAGTATTGACCCATAGCTTGAGCACCTTGACCCAACAGACTTGAACCAAACATTACATCTCTTTGACCAGCAAGTTGAGCATTAGCCGCCAACTCAGCTTCTTGTCTAGCACGAGCATTAAACAATGCCTGTAATTCAGGAGTAGTAGCACCCATAGCACCGCCTTGAGCCACAGACAATCCTAAGCGACCTTGTTGTTGCAGTCTGTTTTGCAGAGTGGCTAACTCTAACTCTCTGCCTGGTTTCAAGAGAGCCATCTGCTGATTTAGATAGTTTTGAGCAACATCTTCTGGAGATTTAGCTAAATAACCTGCGCCTAATTTAAACAAACTCTCAGCACCAGTTTGTAATGGTTTAAATGCTAGTTGTGCGCCTTCTGCTTGCTGTAAACCAGACTCAGCCAACTTGACAAACCGATCTTGAGCGTTCTTGGCTTCAGGGCTTAGTGTATATCCTGCGCTAGTCAATCGACCTGTTACGGGATCAAAACCAAACTGAGAAGCACCAAACCTAGTGGTCATTCCAATAGGCTTAAACTGAGCCGCCAATTTAGCCGCCGCAGTCTCTTTGTCAATCATTGTTTTTGCTGCAGCAGCCGCTTCTTTAGACGTTTGTTGTTGCAGAAGACCAGCCGCAGTAGTTGCTCCTGCTGAAAACAAATTAGCAATCTGTGCAGTTGTTAAACCTGTTTTAACTAAATCAGCAACTTGAGTTGTTGTAAGACCTGTTGTGGCAGCGGTTGTGGCAACAGTTGCGGCAGTTGTAGCCGCAGGGATAGTAGTTGCCGTAGCCGCAGGTGTTAATGCCGTAGGTGTAAGTGCTGTAGCCGCAGTTGTAGTCGCAGCAGGAGTTAGCAAGCCAGGTATAGTTGCAGGTGGTGTCCCCGCTAAAGCACCTCCTCCTACAGCTAAATCTTGAGCAGTTAATGCCGCAATTTGAGCCGCTGTCAAACCAGTTGCGCCAACAGTAGCATTAGCTAAAGCCGCATCGAATACTGGCACTCCTGATAAAACGCCTTCACCTAAAAACGCACCATTAGCACCAGTAACGCCCAATGTTCCAACTCCACTACCACCTGTTAAGTTGGTTAATGTTGGCACAGCCGCACCAGTAGTCAAAGCTGCAGCTAAAGTTTCAGCACCAAGAGTACCACCTGCACCACCTAAAGCCAAATCAAGTTGAGCCAACTCACCTAATGTTAAGCCTGTAGTGCCAACAGTTCCTGCCGCACCTGCCGCACCACCAAATAATCCTGCCGCCCCTGCGCCACCCAACAAAGCAGCTAAAACTACAGGGTCTTGAAAGGCTTTTTTCAAACCACCAAAGAAAGATAGATCACCGCTAGCTGTTGTTTTTCCAGTTCCAATAAATTCACCAGTAGGAGAGTAATTTTTAAACTCAGAGCCTACAGGGGATTTGTAATTAATATCGCCCGTAGTCTTTTCTACAGTGATATTCTCAATCCCAACAACTTGCCGATCTTCTCCAGAACCTCGAACCTCATATTGAGGCGCAATGCGAGTATCTCCAAGAGTAACTGACATACCTTCTGGGATTGTTGCTGCCACCCTAGAAACAACCGCACCCTCATCTAACCCAACAGCTTCAGCCATTTGAGCAGGAGAAATCCCATATGTCTCCATAGCCGTGACGATCTGATCGTCAGTCATGCCTGGATTAGCAAGCAGAAAATCTACAATTTGTGCGCTAGTTACAGCCATGATTGCTCCTTATTGTGGCTCAACAGGCCAAGTAATAGTCCAAGGGAAACCAGACTGCGCTGGGATGTTAATTTGTTTCATTTAAACTTCAACCCAAGCTAATTGTTCTTCATTCCAATAGTAACGTTTGCCATTATTTGGCATTGGTGTTGGCGGCTGAAATGTACAAGTTGATTCATCAAAATTCCATGAAGCAAATCCTTTGATTTCCCATATTGCTTTGGTCTGGTTTTGTTTTTCTGTTTTTTCTTCAACAGTCATCGGTCTAATGTCCCAAACATCTTTAACAATACCATTAACCCATTGATATGTTGGATCAGGGCTGTTCAAAACATCGTAAACTAATTCGGGTTTTAAAACTCTTTCAAAGTTAGCAAACTCTGGCGGCAAATTGTTTACGTCAATATGCGGAAATGCTTGACGGAAATTATTACCAAAAATTGGATGCTCAAAAGGTTGACCATCTTTAATGCAAATAAAAAGTTCCATGATTTTTTCTTACAAATTTGTGCTGACATTAGTTGACGGGTATTGTCTGGATGTGCCAGGCCAAACTATACGAACAGCGCCTTGATCACCTATATAGCCACCGTCTACATAATCGCCAGTACCGCCCGCTTCTCTTGTGCCGCCGTAAGCATGCCCATCACCGATATTGGTTGAGCCATTGCCGCCGCCTCTATTACCACTACTGCCACCTGCGCCGTTGTTACCTTGCCCGTAAATGCCTACGCTACCACCACCTATACCGTATTGATTGCCACTGCTGTTGGATGTACCACCCCCAGCGCCTCCTCCACTGCCTGAACCTGCTGTTGCGCCAAAAGCCGCACCGTTACCTCCGTTACCAGAGTAACCAGCCGCGCCACCGCCACCGCCGCCAAAACCGCTTGACCCTGCGCTACCAGTGCCGCCATCGCCTCCACCTCCAGATATTCCAACGCCTAAAGAGCCAGAGCCTCCAGCGCCACCACTGCCGCCAAATATACCGCCGCCTCCGCCTATGGCCACAACACTTGTGCTATTAAACGAACTGCTACCGCCCGTACCGCCTGAACCAGTATTGATAACGCCACCAGTGCCGCCAACACCAACAACAACGGTATATGAGTTACTGGGAGTAACTGAAATTTGATTTCCATAACGAAGACCCCCACCTCCGCCATTTCGTGCTTGAGTAGCAGTGCTACTTCCAGAAGACCCACCACCACCACCAACACAGACAACAGAAACAGAAGTCACTCCTGCTGGGGCAACCCAAGAATATGTGCCAACAGTTGTAAATTCTTGTTGACCCGAAGGCCCATCAAAAGATCGTTGATTTTGAAAAACAGCTTGTAGTGCGCCACTCATGTCAAACCACTCCCTGAAATTAGCCAGTTTGTTGAGGTAATCTTGATTGCAGTTGCTGAACCATACTGAGCAAGACTTCGTGAGCCAGTTGTGCCAGCAGAACTTAAATACATCGTGTCTGAAGTAATTGCAATCGTCACCACTTGACTTGTCATATTTACAAATGTAATTGCAGTTCCTATTGGATAGGCCACATTTGCATTTGAATCAATCGTAAATGTCCTTGCATTAGCATCACCTGATGGGTGAAAGATGTGCTTGCCAGCATCTGCTAAAACTGTTGTGTAAGCAGCAGACTGACTGTTTTGTGGAATATTTCTAAAGCCAACTGCATCAGTGCCATCAACTGTGCAAGAACTTAATGTGCCACTTGATGGTGTTCCAAGAACAGGTGCTGTTAATGTTGGCGAGGTTAGCGTCTTGTTTGTAAGAGTCTGTGTTGCTGTGACTCCAACAACGTCAGTAAGTGTGTTACTTCCGTAAGCAATGGTCTTATTTGTCAGCGTTTCTGAACCCGCCAATGTAGACAAAGTTCCCGTTGTGGGGAATGTGACGTTTGTTGTGCCTGTTAGAGTCCTTGTGTAGGCAAAGTTGCCAGAGCCTGTCACTGTCATGGCAGCGTTGTTTGCTACGCCTGTACCGCCTTGTGCGGGAGTTACTGCTGTACTTGCATCAAGTAGCCTATACCAAACGCTACTATGAGCAAAGTACATTGCACCATCTGAGTGACTGTGTGCCAAAGCCCCATGATAAGTAGCCGCAGAGGGGAAAGCCGCTTGGTTAGCATAATAGAAAGGAATTACCGATCCAACTTGAGGCGCAGTAATAGCACCATCATCAGCTACTGTCACCAAAGACGTTTGAACTAACTTTCCAGTTGTACTGTCAAACCTTGTGATTGCATTGTCTGTTGAAGAGGCTGGGCCGACCACATCGCCTGTGCCACCACTAGCCGCAATTGTTATTGAGCCACTACCATTTGTAATGGTTACGCCAGTACCCGCAGTCAAAGTTGCTTTAGTTAAGGTGTTACCTGTGGTATTACCAATAAGAAGTTGACCATTGGTATAAGAGGTTTCCCCTGTTCCACCATTTACAACGGGTAAGGCAGTGCCTGAATAGGTCATTGCCAAAGTGCCAGAAGTTGTAATTGGTGAGCCAGATATGCTAAAAATGCTTGGTACTGTTGCCGCAACACTTGTTACTGTGCCTGTACCACCAGATGCCGCAATTGTTTGATTAGGCCAAGTGCCAGTAACAGTTACGTTTGTCCCCGCTACCAAGCTAGGGGTTGCCGTTGCTGTGCCACCATTTGCTACGGGCAGTAAACCTGTTACACCCGTAGTTAATGGAAGACCTGTTAAGTTTGTTGCAACACCACTTGTAGGAGTTCCTAAAACTGGTGTGACAAGGGTTGGTGATGTAGCAAACACCAATGCGCCAGAACCTGTTTCATCAGTAATTGCAGCGGCTAGATTAGCACTAGAGGGTGTTGCCAAAAGAGTTGCTACACCAGTACCCAAACCACTTACGCCTGTTGAAATTGGCAGACCCGTAGCATTTGTTAAGACTGCGGCACTTGGTGTTCCAAGGGCAGGGGTTACAAGTGTTGGCGAGTTTGACAACACAACATTGGTTGTGCCTGTAGAGGTTGTAACTCCTGTACCGCCTTGAAGCACTGTTAAAGGTGTTGTAAGTCCAGTGAGTGACGTAATGTCAGAGTTAGCACCACTTGCGGCCACACCAAGATTAGTTCTTGCATTAGCGGCTGTAGAAGCACCCGTTCCGCCATCAGCCACCGCTAGATCGGTGATGCCTGTGATCGTACCGCCCGTAATTGCCGCAGCAGAGTTATCTGTCTTAGTTGCAACAGCAGTAGCAATGTTGTTGTACTCAGTGTCAATTTCAGCACCTTTAACAATCTTTAAGGGATTGCCAGGTGAGAGATTGTCTTTAGTCGCAAAGTTAGTGGTTTTAGTGTAATTACTCATGGTTTACCTCTTAGGCCATTTTGCCATCTTTGGCTTGAATTTCAATCTTTTGCAATGAAAAGGATACAGAATTTATTGTTGCTTCATAACCAGTTTGAACAATTTTTCCCGCACCTGAAGCATTTGCTTTTAGTGTCTTGATAGCAATGCCAGCGTTGTATTCAGCTACGTTGTATTCAGCTACTCCATACTCATAACTTGCTTGAGTTGGAATAAAAACATTCTGTGCTTGATAAGAACCTGAATAATCAAAGCCCCACTTGATAGTTAAGAACTGGTTTGAGCCACCAATCACAATTGCTGAAATGTTTTTTAGAATAGAAATCTGGTTTGGATTTCCAAGGTCAGCATTGTTGGTGTAATAGACAAATTGATAAGTTGTGGTGTCATCAATATAACCACTATACTGTCCAATAAAGCCATTTTTCCCAATGTATAAGTCACCATTACGAAGTGATTTTAAAGATTTGGGAGCAATAGAATCCCATTTAGTAACTCTAAAAGCACCATCCTGCAATGTTTGCTTAGTGTCAAAACAATAGACTACAGAGGCTGCAGGTAAAGCAAGCAAGTAAAACGCTTCTTTTTCTGAGTAAACAGATTTTATATTAACCAATGATTCACCAACTAAAGATGAATTTAGGTCAAAACGAACATTCTTAGAAATGTCTCTTAGGGGTGCAGACTTTTCTTGGATAGTCCTCATCAAGGATCGAACACCTGAGTCTGATAAAAACACAACATCAGAGCCAATACTTTGAATCGTATCCCTTGCAATACACCCAATAGAGCCTACTGTGTCGCTAAGAACAAGAGAGGCAGGGGTAGAAGCACCAGAGTAAACAAGAATCTGTCGTTTACCAAAGATAAACAAGAAATCATTGTGAGCTGCCAAGCCCATCACTTCGTCAGCACCATTAGGCCATACACGGGATACATCTAATGAGCCTGAAGTACCACCACCCCATACATGACCCGCTATCAGATCAGAGAAAGAAACAGTTACTTTTTCGGAAGCAGTATTAGCCACCCACAAACGACCAAATGCTGAGATGGCAATGTTGGCAGATGGAACTGTCCCCACATAGCCTGATTTCTCAGAGACTCTTCTGAATGTGGTAATGCTTACAGCTGGGTCATAGATAAGAGGATCGTGACCAGTTTGAAAGAAGTATGCAATGCCATTTAAAGATGCACATTGCCAATTAGATGCAGTAATGGTTGGAGCTGTACCGCCACCACCATAAGTCAATTCAGTAACCGCATTAGCAGTACCAAGTTTAAATAGCTTGTTATTACCCGCAAACAGAATAGTCAAAGCACCATCGTTTTGCACTAATTCATGGATCACACCCACATCATTAGCACCTAGATTGCCAGAAGAGGGGTTAACCCTTGTGTAGCCTTTTCTAGCACCAATTCGACCAAATTGATCCAAGATGCAGTTAGTTGCAACCAAAGCAAAGCCAGCCCCTAAATCAAGAGGTGAGTCTTCAGTATTTAGGCCATAAAAGCCTGGTGCTGAAAGACTGTAACTTTGAAGTTGTGCTGCCATTAGACCGCCACAAAGTTGTCTTCAGGATAACGAGTGCTTTCCAATGCAATGGCATCAGAGAGCATCCCTCTAAACAGAGCATAGGCCTCAGAAGAAGCAGTCCCACCATCTTCACCACGCTCAATCAGACCACGGGCATAGGCACTCTGAGTTACCAAATAGTCCAAAACCTTGACTGAAGTACCATCAGCAGACAGATTAGCCTGTGGGATGGTTAAATCAAACTTTAACGTATACACACCATTTGGAATGGGAAACAGGTCAATCTTTGTGTCTCCACTAGCATCTACCCCGTTAAAGCAGAACTCGCTAGGAATAGACTGTGAAGGTGTGCCAAAGTTGAGCTTGCGGTTCATATCCGCAGTAGTTGTGTTATCTAAAGTAATAACACTGGTAGTGTTAATAGCGTCATTGATGCGGAACTTCTGACCCGCACCTGTCAAAGAGTAAGAACTTGTGGCACTAACAGTAGTAACTGTAATTGTCTGAGACAGCACATTCCAATTATAGGAATCTTCAATTTGACGTTTTGCATCATTGACAAACTTGCCAATTAAAGAAGAATAGGTTGTTTCGCCAACAGTAGATACTGTGCTTTCACGCAAGCGAACTAACACATCGTTAACAAGTTCTAAGTAAGTCATGTTCTTTGTGCTCCCTGAACCTCAAATGTTGCAATAAAGCTAAATGTGCTACCCG